CCACCGCACATAACTATTTTGCAATTGGTTTTACCGCGCTGGGCAATACCATCAGCACGAGCAGATGCAGTGCCACCCTTAGCGTAACCGCGCTGACCGCGAACGGCATCACGAGGATCTTCCTTGGGTGCAGGCTCTGTAGAAGTCAAAGCATCCATGTAAGCTTTCTCCGTTTTGGAGGAGCTACGCATGTCATCAATTTCTTGTTTGGATGGTCGTGTCATTTCAATCACCTTAGCAGACTTTGCCGCCCTTTTTCATGGCGATATTGGTTCCCTTGGTTTTGCCCTTGGAGGCAATGCCATCGGCGCTCTTGTGACCAGCAGCCAATCCACCACCAGCCATCTTGGACATGCCGCCTTTTTTCATGCCCATCATTTGCTTTTTGTCCAAGGCCATATCAGCTTTAGAGCCTTCTTTCATGCCCTTCTTCTCAACATCCTTGCCGGACTTTTCAAAAGCAGCCATGCCACCTTTTTTCATTCCTGCAGACATAGGAGCACGAGCTGCTGCAGCTTTAGCAGCCATCATTTGCATCATGCGAGGGTCCATTTTTGTAGCCATAGTATCACCACCTTTAGAAAATTTACGGCCTTTATCGGCCTTGTTAAAGTCTTGCCCCACGGACTGTGGAACCCCTACTTTCTTGGCAAAAGCAGGGCTATGCGCCACAGCTTCCATGAAATTATGCTGTTTTTTACTGGTCGATGGCATTAGGGCCCCCAATCTTTTTTACCAGACGCTGGACTGTTGGGGTTTCCCAAATACGAATACCAGTCCAAACGATAGTAAATAGTGCTGCTATGGAAGGAAGCATGTCTGCCAATGTCCCTATTACGGTAATGATTGACACTGCATCAACCACAGATTTTACGGTTTCAGTATTGTCGGTCATATCAACATTTCCATCGAGCTAAAGATGCGGCCTTGCGAGTTGGCTTACCATTTTCGTCCTTCATTGGACCAGGCATACCAGACATGCGAGCGCAAAATGACTTCTTACGTGGTCCACCTTGGGGCTGTGGAGCCTTGAGATTAGACCCTGTGGCTGCGTTGTACCGGGCGCGGCCTTTGGCAGTCAGCCCAGCCCCTTTAGAGACCGGAAGCTTTTCGCCACGACCTACCGCAAGGGATGGGGTTTTCTTAGCCATAAAATATTGTAATTCCTGTTACGGAACCAACGCTAAGCGTGAGATACAGCCCCGTAGAAGCCAAGGTACCTTCGCCTGGAACAAATACACTAAACGTGTTTGGAGTTCCAAGGCTTGCTATATCCATTGTGTACAGAATGGCTCCTGTAGAACTTCCATCTCTTATCTCAAAAGTTGCAGCCGTGCTTGCTTTGGGGCTAATAACAATACCTTTGAGGCGTGTACGCCCAACGTAATAAGATCCCGCTGCGCTCAAATGAGCACTCTTGACATCAGTTTGTTGCATAACTAATCTCCTGTAAAACAGGGGCCGAAGCCCCTGAGACTAATTACTGCTGGAAGGTGGAAGGAGTCTGCGATCCATCCGAGTTTGCTACAGCATACACAACTGTGTACTGAACTGTACCAGCTGTTACAGCTGAAGCCGTAGGGGTCAGAGTGGCAATAACCTTTACATCGGTTGACCCGACGCCTTGTCCATTGGGAGACGCAGTTGTTGCAGTACCAGCCCAGTTCACCAGCTTAGATGCGGCATTGGTATTAGCCAAGCGGCCTTGAGAAGTAATGTCGGTGGATGCCCAATACAGTGCGGCAGTAGTTCCATCGCCAATGGTCAAGTTAGCTGCAGTAGAGCCAGTAAATGCCACCAAAGTGTCAATAAAAATACTAACAATTTGAGCACCAGCGGGGATTACACAGATAGTGTCGGTGGTAGCAGAAGCTGCTTGACCAGTGTAATCCTTCTTGAAGGTTTGAGATACCAGTGTTGCGCCGGTATTGCGGATGGTGCCAACGGTAGTGCCGGTAGTGTTTTTAACGGTGCCGAGCAGCCAAGGGCCGAGGTGAGTTGCAAATCCCATGATATGTGTTCCTTACATACAAGCTAAGTACAGCAATCGGTATGTCGTCCGCTGGGGCGGTTTGCTGCACTGAAGTCCCAGATGGATGCAATATAGCACCAATTTAAAAATAGCGCAATAAAAAAAGGCCCCCGAAGGAGCCCTTTCTTAAAGCCTACTGGCTTATGCCGAACCGGGAGATCCGAACATACCCAAAGGATCAGACCAGCCGAAGCTGTAACGCTCACGAGACTTGTAACGGACGTTGCCGGTATCAAAGTCGCCGTCCATGCTGTTAGCCAGCGGGGTGCGTACAAAGTGCTTCATGCCGTTAGGCACATCGGTAGTCAGATACCAGCCGTTTGTGTCGGTCAGGTAGTGATTAACGGTGTAGCCTTCAGGGATCGAACCATTGTTCTTAATGGCGTTGATATCGTTGTCGGTAGTGCCAACACGCAGGCTGGTTTCCAACAGACGGGTAGCAACGAACATCAAAGACGGAGGAACAATCAGCTTCTTTGGCTTGGCTGCAATCAGCAAACCGCGCTCATCGGTCCAACCAGCGATCTGAATGACTGCGGCTTCCAGGGAAGTCTCATTCAAGTCAGCGCCAGTCGAAGGACGATTGCTGTTAGTGCCACCAGAGATCAGTGGGTGAGCAGTGTTGAACAGGGACACGCCATCGCCGCCGACAAAAGCCGAGGAGAAGCCGTTGTTCAACGTAGAAGCTGCCTTGACCTGCTTGGTGTATGCCATACCGCGAGCCAGGGCCTTGGTGTAGCGAGCCGACAAGCTGTCATACAGGTTGTCTTCAATCGCCTCTTCAGTCAAGCTGAAGCCCAAAGCAATGGTTTCGTGGTTGTAGCGAGCAGTCCATGCCTCTTGAGCATTATCATAAGCGATGGCAGAGCCCTCGTTCTTGACAGGTGCAGCGGAGAAGCCAGACAGTTTGGTCTCTTCTTCAAAAGAACGCTCAGAGGTCTCTGTTTCGTAGATCTCTTTGTGCTCTTCTTGATACGTTGCATACTCCAAACCGAACAAAGCGTTCAGGCCGGGGAGCAACTCTTTCAATAGTTGTGCGCGTGAAATAGCCATTTTGAGTTACTCCTTATGCTACGTAGTAGCGGTGAGCGCCGAAGTTGAACTTAACCAACACTTCAGGGCTTTGAACCAACACAACAGTGCCAGCAACTGCGGTAGTAACCGAAGTAATCGTCAGCGTCGTGCTACCGGTGGTAGTTACAGTCGATGCAGAGCTGAGCGTAGAGCCAGTGAACTGCAGTTGACCATTTACCAAGTTATACACATCTGTACCAACAGGCAGTACTTGTCCAACAGTCAGGCCGGATACAACAACAGAAGTTGCCGATGCAGCGCCGCCAGACACATAAGTGCAGGAAGTGCTGATTTGGGTATCAGGAACCAAATTGAGGACGCGGAAACCACCGCCAGAAGTATTAGCCGAAGCTGCAACAACTGCGCCAGCACCGTTACCGGTAGAGGCAGAGCCAGTCAAGGTGTTACCAGCCATGTTCTGACCAACCAGGATCGACGAAGCCGAGCCAATGGTGGTAGCAGAAGCACCGGTAGTAACGGCGCAACGAATCACGACATCAGGATCATCGCCAACAATAGCAGTGATATCACCAGCAGTCACGCTACCAGGATAGTACTGAGAGTATTGACGTTGCTTGGTCGTTGGGTTGGTGTAATAGCAGCCCAAGAACACGCCAACGGTAGTGTTGGTAGTGCTCACAGGGTAGGTTGCAATCACAACATAACCAGCGGAAAGGGTGACAGCGTCACCGAAATACAAAGCGGTTCCGTAGTTGTACTGGACCGGAAGGTTCCGGGTAGATCCAGCAAACACTTGACCGCCAATCAGGTTTACGGGCTTGTAGCCGTAAGCCGCATCGACAGTTGGATAAGCCATTTAAGGACTCCTAAAAAAATATTAAATACCTTTGCCAAAGCTGGTCGAGGATTTCCGCTCTTTAAACATCGGCATCCTTGGGTCGCTCTGGCGCATCATGGTATTGTCAACAGCGTCCATCTGAGCTTGTGCTTGCTTAGCAAAATGTGCATCTCGCTGAGCCACAAATTCAACTGGAGTTTTGCAGAGCAATAACCCACCAATCTCAATGTTGTCTTTGTATCGACTATTTGGATCGGTCATCAACTGAAACTTTGGTTGTTCCTCAATTCCGACGGGCTCCCAGCCTTCGCGGAGTTTTCCAGAAACATTGCGCGGGTCCGCAGCATTAAGCGTCGATACACGCACCCATCTGTACTCGTAGCCGGGTTGCTTATCAGGCTCAGGCAGAAGCTCTGCTGGCATCCATTGTTGTGGACGCTGAACCATTAATCGCTCTTCGAGCTCACGGGGTTTTCTGTTTTCGGCCATGATTAGGCTCCTAATTTAATTTTTTCCGCAGCAAATTGCTCCGGTGTAAGTTTGAACTTCTTCGCCAACTCAAGTTCACCAGTGGTCAACTTGACTCGTTTTGCGGATGTACTCCGTGTAGCTGGTGCAACCACCGAGCTTTTTCGGCTAGGCCGATCTTCTTGTTCCTCGGCTTCCGCAAATTTCTCTGGGAAGCGCTGACGGATTGTCGAGTTAATGCGGTTGTAATACTCTTGTGATGAAACTCGTACACCTTCCTTACGGAGCTTTTCATGGAGCCCCAAAGCAAGACTTGTCATTTCATCATCTTCACCAAACCACGGATTATCTTGTTGCCAAGCTACCGCAGATGGATCTTGAGCAGGAGTATTAACCACCTGACGGGGCGGTTGTACCACAGTTTCTTCTTCTTGTACAGGGGGACGGAAGTTTTTAACCTTATCTGCCTTCAAGGCAATTGCGGTTAATTTCTCCTGAGCCTCCATTACTTTGTCAGTATCGCCGGAGTCATATGCCTCGCGGTATTCTTTTTTGGCTGCAGCCATCTCCATCTCAACAGCCCGGGTAACGCTTGCAATAACATTACTCTCACTGTTAGTCAGGTTTGATTTGAGTTTTTTATTCTCATCCATCAGTCGGCGTGCAAACTCAACAGCTTGGTTTTGTTCGCGCACTGCAGCTTCTTTTTCCCGGCGCTCATCATGCGCCAGTTTCTTCATCTGCAGAAGTTTCTTCTTCACCTTGGTGGAGTAGTCTTCCAACTCATCGTTATACAGCTCTTCCTTAACTTTTTCAGGCAAGGGCGCTTTGTTACGATCTTCCGGAGGAGTGTCGTCTTCAATTTCAACAATGATTTCATCGTCGAGTTTTTCGTCGTCCTTCTCATCCGGAAATTTAAATTCATCGAGTTTCATGTACGCTCCTTATTTGCGTTTAATGCCGCGTGGATCTTCAACAACACACTCGACAGAATCGTCGTTAATGATGCGGAATTCACGGTCATGGATTAAAAGACGAGTACCTGCAAGTGGGCGGACCAGCACAAAGTCACCTTGATTGCACCAGGGACCAGTTGGGAACTTGTCTTTGTCTTTGTAGCAATCTGGACCAAGCTCAACAACAAAGAGTACTGTGGTTAACAGTTCTTCATTGCGCATGGTTTCAGCCGCTTTAATCAAACCAATCTCACTGCCTTCAATCTCTTTCTCGGCCTCGGGGACAGCGCACAGAATGCGGTAACCACTTGGCTTTGGAAGTTGTTTGGCCTTCTCCTCTGCTGTCTTGTTCAGTACTTGAGACAAGTCAACAGCACTTACGAGATCCAAATTACTCATCGTCATTGTGTTTCAATCTTTCTTGTAGGTCTGTAATGTATAAACGTGCGGTGAGCAGACCTTTAACCTCTCCACACATCTTCTTGTACTCCGAGTAATCCATTGCGTTGCCATCCGCAAGGTTTATTTGGAGTTGGGATACTTTGTCATCTATCTTTGCAGATAGGTGTTCTAGATACTTATCAATCATATTTGACCTCGATAGATACCAGATGCAAGCCGCTCTCTTTCTGCCTCAGCCTGTATCTGCATTTGAGCGCGCATGTTTTCAGCTTGAATGCCAGCCATGTCAGTTTCTTTTTTATCCTGAATCTTCTTACCATCCAGTTGCTGTTGTGCAGCTTTGAGTTGCAGTTCAGCCTGGTCCTTCTGTTGCTTACGCTGGACCTCTGCGCCCTTGATTTGCAGCTCTTGTTTTTGAATTTGGATTAGCGGATCTTGTTCCATCTCTTGAGCTTTTTGCTGCTGGGCATTGGCTTGGTTGGACTGGTTAACTTGCTGACCGGCTTGAGCCATAAGTTGTGACAGTTGTACCTCAACGTCTTCCGGCAGTGGCTCATTGGGTGGT